GGGTGAAAGGGTGAAAGTGAGCGGGGGTGAATTATGAGCCAGTTAGAGCAAGAGCGGCTACAGGCAAAGGGCCGGCTCCTGGAAAAGCGGAACGAGGTGCGGCACCTCAAACTCAAGTGCGAGGGCCTGCGCGACACGGTGCGTCTGTATATGGACCCCCTGGCCAGGATCGAGGAGCTGGAGATCGAGCTGGCTGCCGAAGTAATGAGCGAATTTCTGGCCACATTTCTGGAGCTTAAGGAGGCCCTGGATCATCTCAAAAATATTGAGAGGGCCTTGCGGTGACAGCCTCCCAGGAAATTCGAAGCCTGGCTCGGGACTTGTATGTATCGCGTGGCTTTACGTTTAAAGAAGTGGAAGCTCGCACGGGCATCAATGATAGCACCCTTAAGCGCTGGGCCAAGGAAGAAGACTGGTCCGGGCGTAAATATAAGCTGCTCCAGGAAAATTTGGATGTGACAGAGCAGTACAGGGAGCTGCGGCGAAAGCTCGTCGAGCAGGCTGTTAGCACACTTGATCCTCAGAAAATTTGGCCGGCGCTCAAACTGGAGACCATATTGAATCCGGGCACAGAAGCAAAAGAGGCGGAGGTGGACCGGCCCCGGATCTTCCTGGAGGATCTGGAGTTTATGGTCGGGGTGCTCAAGGAGATCAACCCTGAAGGGCTCAAGGTGGTGGCCGGCAGTTTTAGCACCATTGTTGAGCGATTCAAGGAGCGGTATGCGAAGGCGGCCTAAGCTCAGCGAATATCAATTCGACAAGTGGGCGGATCAGCTCAAGGGCTGGATCAGGGAGAGCGTCTCGCCCTTTGAAGACGACACCCCGGAAAAGCAGGCCGAGCGCAAAGATCACGCCCGCTGGGATCGGCTCTTTTTCTTTGAAACATACCTTCCGCACTATTTCTATGTGGAATTCGAGGATTTCCACGAGGAGTGGTCCGAGATCGCGGATACCTCCGATGAGATCGTGCCCATCGCCGCGCCCCGTGAACACGCCAAGTCCACATTTTTCACCTTCGGGGTGCCCATCCACGATATCGCCTATGAGATCAAGCATTTCATCATGATCGTTTCCGACGCGGGCGAGCAGGCCACGGGGTTCACCGTGCCCATCCGAATCGAGCTGGAAGAAAACCCGCGCCTGCGCCATGACTTCGGCGAGTTCCGCGGCCGCAAGTGGCGGGACGGCGATTTTGTCACGGCCAACGGCGTGCGCATCCTGGCCCGCGGCAGGGGCGAGAAAGTGCGGGGCCTCAAGAACATGCAATACCGGCCCGACCGGGTCATCGTGGACGACCTGGAAAACGATAAGAACGTCAAGAATCCCCGGCTGGTGAAAGAGGGGCTGGACTGGCTGCTCCAGGCCGTGCTGGGCTCCCTGGCCGACGGGTTTTCCTTTACGATGGTGGGTAATAAATTCGCGCCCCGTTCCATCCTGGGTCAATTACTCTCGGAAATCGATCAGGAGACAGGTGAAAAGCTCTATCCCTGCGGCCGGGAATACGACGCCATCCGGGAAGACGGCAGTCCCCTGTGGCCGGCATTATGGTCGCTCGAACGCCTGGAGAAACGCCGGCGCCAGATGGGTACCGTGCGGTTCAACAAGGAAATGCGCAACCGCGTGGGTGCCGAAGAGAGCCCCATCCGGGAAGCCTGGATCATCTATGTGCCGCTGGTTGAGCTTATGATCCGCAAGACATGGCGGGTGGGCGCCTTTCTGGACCCCTCGGGCAAGAGCGCCGAGACCAATGATTACAAGGCCATCGTCGTGGTGGGCCGGGATGATGAGACCAGACTCATGGACGTGCTCCACGCATGGATACGCCACGCCACCGTCAATGAAATGTGGCGTATGGTATGGCAGATCGACGAGGAATTCGCGTGTGGCATGGGAGTCGAGATCAATATGTTCGAGGATTTTCTCCTGGATTCGTATCGGGCCTACGCCGAAAAGGCGGGCCGGTATGTACACCTCATGAAAGAGCATCATGCCACCGATAAGATCGCCCGGATCGTCAACCGCATCTCGCCCCTGGTGGAGTTCGGCAAGCTCCGGTTTGTCAAGGGCCATTCGGATCAGGACCTGCTCGTGGAGCAGCTGATCTATATCCTGGACCAGAATATCAATGACGACGGCCCTGATGCCCTGGAAGGGGCGATTAGTCTGGTGGAAGTTTGGGAGGCCGCGGATGTGGGACAAAATCCGGAGCCGCCGGAGACCATGAGCAGGACCAGGCCGGGCATGTTCGCCGGCATGGGCGGGATACTGGGCAGATTTCGAAGGCATGAGGCGGACAATCGACAATCTTCAATTGAAAATTGACAATTGATCATGGGCATTAAGGACCGCATCGTCAAATTTTTGGCCTCGGATCTGATCGAGCGGGAGGTCGGCGAGGCAGTGGCCCGGGCCAAGGCGGCTCTGCCGGTCACGGCAAACTACGACCCCAAGGGCGAGGGCTATCGCCGGCTTACGGCCACGGGCGAGGCGGAGCGCGATCTGTACGGCGTGACCCAGGACCGGATGTTCGAGATCGCCTACTACATGTGGGATCACAGCGCGATGGTCAAGGGCATGGCCAGCATAGACAAGGCCTTCCTGTTCGGCGAGCCCGTCACCGTGACGAGCGACGACGAGATGGTGCAGGAGGTGATCGACGCCTTCTGGAACGACCCGGTCAACCAGATGGACCTCCGGTTACCCAGCCGCATGCTGTGGCTCTCGCTTTTGGGCGAGCAGCTCTGGGAGTCCCGGGTAAACCCCTCCAACGGCCATGTGCGGCTCAACTATATCGATCCGGCCAATATCAAGGAAGTATACGTCAATCGCCTGTATCTCTCCGAGCCGGTGCGCATCGAGCTCATGGGCAGGGCCGGCGCCAAGGGCAAGGTCATGGAGATCATCCGCGACGACCGGAGCAACCGGTCCAAGACCTACGGCAGGCTGGTGGGCGACTGCTTCTTCTTCGCCCTGAATAAGCCCGAGAACGCCACCAGGGGCAGGAGCGATTTTTTGACCCTGTTCGACTGGATCGACGGCCTGGAGCGCTACGGGTTCAACTACCTGGAGCGGGCCGAGTATCTTTTGAACTTCATCTGGGACGTGATGCTCAAGGGCATGAACGCCGATCAGATCCGGGAGTGGCAGCGGGACAACCCGCCCCCGCAGCCGGGTGCGGTGCGTGCCCACAACGAGAACGTGACCTGGAGCGCAGTGACGCCCGACCTGAAGGCCGGAGACGCCCGGGGCGGCTACGACATGGGCAAGTCCTTTATCATGGGCGCGGCCCGGCGGCCCGAGTCCTGGTTCGGCGGCGGCGGCAAGGCCTACCAGACAGAGGCCGAGCAGTTCGGCCAGGTGCCCATCAAGGACCTGAGCGAGCGCCAGCTCCTGATCAAGAGCATTATCGAATTCCAGGTCCGGTTCGCCCTGGACCAGGCGGTGATCGCCAAGCGCCTGCCGCCCAAGCGGGCCGATGAAGCGGGGTTTACGGTGAACATGCCCGAGATGTCTGCCAAGGATTTCAGCGGCCTGATCAACGGCATACCCCAGCTTGCCACGGCCCTGTCCGTTGCCGAGCAGAACAGCTGGATCAGCGCGGAGACGGCCACGCGGCTCTTTGCCTTTACCTGCGGCCAGCTCGGCTATGAGGTGGACCCGGAAGAGGAGCTGGAGCGGGCGGCGAAACAGCCGCCGGAAGGCACGGAGGACTACGATGAATACATCGCAGGGGAGAAGGGGAGAAAGAGTGAAAGTGAGCAAGGGTGAAACAATTGTCAATTTTCCCTGGCCCAGACCTGGCTTTCAGGGCTCTGAACATTTTCCGAAGCCGTCGCGCCAGGGCGGGCAATTGAAAATTTTCAATTAAAAGATGGCAACAAAAGAAGAGCTATTTCAACGGAAAGTCCGGCAGTTAATTAAGCAGGCAAACCGCCTGGAGGATGATGCGGTGAAGCGGGCCATACGGCTGCTGGCCGATGCCCGGAAAGAGGTGGCCGCAACCGTGGCCTCCACCGAGTGGAAGGCCTATCACCTGCCCCAGATGAAGGCGGCCATCGAGCGGGCCATGCAGGAGTTTGCCGGCAAGTACGGCACCGACCTCCGGGACGTGCAGCGGGGGTTCTGGGACCAGGGCATGGACCTGGTGGATATGCCCCTCAGAGAGGTGGGAATCATCCGGGCCATACCGGAGATCGACACGGCCATGCTCTCGGTATTGCAGGATTTTTCCACGGACCTGGTGCAGGGCCTGGGCAGGGATGCCATCAAGAAGATCAGCCAGGAGCTGAGCCTGGGCCTTTTGGGCGAAAAACAGCCCTATGACGTGATGAAGGCCGTGGGCCGCAACCTGAAAGACAAGAGCATCTTCAAGTCCCTTGCCCATCGGGCCGAGACCATTACCCGGACCGAGGCGGGCAGGGTGCTGGAGGCCGCGGGCCAGGCCCGGAAAGAGGCGGCCGCAACCGTGGTGCCGGGGCTGAAAAAGCAGTGGTACTACGGGCACAGCCCCAAGATGCCGCGATTATCCCATCTAGCAGCGGCCCAGGCCTATGGGCCGGGCGGGGATCCGGGGCCGATACCTGTGAATGAGCCTTTTATCGTGGAAGGTGAAGCGCTGATGTATCCGCGGGATCCGGCGGGCTCGGCCAAGAACACGATCAACTGCGGGTGCGCGAGCATCCCGTATCATGAGGACTGGGACGCAGCAACAGAAGACATAGCGCAAAGCGCATAGCGCCGCGCGCAAAGCGAAAACCCTATGCGCCATGCGCCATGCGCATTGCGCGACTGAAAGGAGTTGATCATGGGAAAAGAAGAGACGCCACAGCAGGATAAAACAAAGGAGCTGGAGGCAAAAGCAGCGGAGCTGAGCGAGCTCCAGGACTTCCTGGATAAGCGGGAGGCGGAGCTGGATGCACGGGAAAAGGCCCTGGCAGAGAAAGGCCCCAGCGTTGCGCCGGCAGCCGACGAGGAGCGGCCCCTGACCAAGGAGCAGGAGAAGCTGATCGAGGAGGGGTGCAAGGCCTACGGGATCGGCAAAAAGTACCTGCTCAAGGCCCGCATCGATCCGCACACCAAGGAGGCGGTCTTGATCACCCACGGGGGCGCCAAGGTGCGGTTCGGCAAAGGCATGGATGCGGCCGCCCTGGACCCGGTGCGCGTGGACGGGGTATCCCGCAAAAAGCCCCGGCACCTAATCGGGAAAAAGAAATAAAACGCTAGAAAGCTGGGAAGCCAGGAGGCC